GACCCAGCACCGAGGTAGACCACATAGACGACCCGCTGGACCACTCCGACGCCAATCTGCGGGGCGCCTGCACCCCATGCCACGGCACCCGCAGCGGCATCCAGGGTGGCTCGGCTAGCGGCGCATCCCGCCGCGCTCGCACAGCGTCCCGCAAACGGCCACCCGAGGCCCATCCCGGAAGGGCAGTACCCGCGCATGACGATGATCATTGAGTACACCACTGGTAGCCGCTCTGGCACCCGGGCGGAGGTAGCCCAGGACATCGGGGCCTGGCTGGTACGCCGGCGCATGGCCACATGGGTAGCGCAGGTGCCTATCACTAGTCCCACATCCAGCGCCCCTACCCAGGACAGCGCATCACCGGAGGCGGTGAAGGTACGGCGTAAGCCTGGGCCTAAGCCTGGCTACAAGCGCCCCTCTCGTACCCAGTAGCGCCACACACACAGGCACACACCACACACAGGCACACACCACACACAGGCACACAGCACCACACCTCGTGCACCACACACGGGGGCATGGGCACTGGGCATAGAGGCATGTGTGTATGTGCACTGCATAGTGCTATGGCATGGGGGCATAGGGGGTAGGGGTGGGGGTATAGGTATATGCATATGCATTGCATTGTTTCTTTCCATTCCGCGATTCGAAATAAAAAAATAAAATAAAAAATAAAAATAATTTCCTTCCATTCCTTCTGTGTCGTGGTCACACACAGTGACGAGGGTGGGGGGTGACACCCCGGATCAAGATCATCACACCGGTTCGTCATAGCAATTCAACATGCGTGCCCCTTGATCAACCTTTGATGACCACCCTGCGTAATCAGAAAGGAGCAATTACCGTGGCTAATTACCCCGCGCCGGAAGGACTCGGCGAGCGTTCCCTGGAGCTCTGGACCAAGATCACCGAAGAGCACATCCTGCGGGTCGACGAGCTCTATGTGCTGGAAGCGGCGTGCCGGGAAATCGACTTGATCGACCGGATGGAGACCCACCAGAAGGACGCCTCGCTGATCGGCACCGGATCCCAGGGCCAGCCGGTCGCCGCGCCGCTGATCGCCGAGCTGCGCCAACACCGCAAGACCTTCACCGATTTCATGAGGCAGCTGCACCTGCCCGATGTCGACGGTCGGGCCGCTCAGTCCACATCGGACAAGGCGCGGATGGCCGCGAACGTGCGGTGGGGTAACGCCGGCTGATGGCCGTCGCCCGCTCAGTCGCGCTGGACGACGAGCGCGAGCAGCTGCAGCTGATTGAGGGCTGGTATCGCCGGGAGCTGGCCAAGCCGTACGACCGACCCCAGTTCAAATACCAGCCGGTGATCCTCGGCCCGACCTGGCAGACCGAGAAGATCGGTGGCCAGGAACACTGGGTCCTGCCGCGACGCACCCTGGGCTGGTCGGCACTGTCCTGGTGCGGCCGGTGGCTACAGCTGCAGCGCGACATCCCGTGGCGGTTCACCCTCGAACAGGCCCGCTTCATGCTGCACTGGTACTCGATCGAGCCAGACGGCGCCTGGACATATCGGGACGGGGTCTTTCAGCGGCTCAAGGGCCATGGAAAGGATCCACTGGGCGCCGCGCTGTGCATGTTCGAGCTGCTCGGCCCGTGCCGCCTCGATGATTGGTTCGGCGACCGGCCGCTTGGGCGGGACAACCCGGACGCCTGGGTGCAAACCGCCGCGGTGAGTCTCGAGCAGACCAAGAACACCATGCGGCTGCTGCCCGGCATGGTCACTCCGGCGGCGCGCGTGGAGTTCGGCATCCAGCTGGGCAAGGAGCAGGTCTACGCGCGCGGCTCCACCCGGTTCTTGCAGGCCGTCACCTCGTCACCGTCCACGTTGGAAGGCGCGCGGGCCAGCTTTAACCTCTGTAACGAAACGCACCACTGGGACTCGTCCAACAACGGCCACGACATGATCGACGTGATCGAGCGGAACGCGGTTAAGTCGGCCGGCGGCATGTCGCGCACCCTGCGGATCACCAACGCCTACGAGCCAGGTCAGGACAGCGTGGCCGAGCGTGACCGGGACGCCTACGAGGAGTCAGTTTCCCGGGCTCGGGGCTCCGGCGGCTCGGTCGGGCTGCTGTATGACTCCCTCGAAGCCGCCGAAGAAGCCCCGCTGTCCCCGGAGCTGGCCCCGGAGGTGGTGCACACCATCCGCGGCGACTCGGTCTGGCTGCACATTCCCTCGATCGTCAACTCGATCCTGGACACCCGCAACCCGCCGTCGAGGTCACGCCGATTTTGGTACAACCAGATCGTCGCGGCCGAGGACGCCTGGATGACCCCGAAGCCGTGGGACGACTGTGCCGACGAGACCAAGCTGGTCGAACCGACCGACGAGATCGTGGCGTTCTTCGACGGCAGCAAGAGCGACGACTCCACGGGCCTGGTCGGCTGCCGGGTCAGCGATGGCCACGTGTTCCGCATCGGCTCCTGGTCCAAGCCCCCGGGCGAGGCCGGCAAGACCTGGATCGTGCCGCGCGAGCTGGTGGACAAGGCGGTCGACTCGATGTTCGCCTCCTATCGGGTGACCGCGTTCTTCGCCGACCCCTCGGACACCCGCGACGATGAGGGCGAGCGGTTCTGGGAGCCGCTGGTGGACACCTGGCACCGCCGCTACGGCCGGCAGCTGACCATCTGGTCGGTGCGCACCGGTGAAAGGCAGCACTCGATCAGCTGGGACATGCGGTCGATGGAGCGGACCTCAATTTTCACCGACGCGGCGCAGCGGTTCGTCACTGAAGTCCAAGACCAGGGCTTCACCCACGACGGCGACCGGTCGCTACGTGCGCACGTGCTCAACGCGCGCCGGCGGCCGAACAAGTACGGCATTTCCCTCGGCAAGGAGCACCGCGAATCCAGTCGGAAGGTCGACCTCGCGGTGTGCGCGGTAGGCGCCCGGATGCTGCGCCGGCTGCTGCTGAACCGAGAGACCTCCACCAAGAAACGATCGGGACGGGTGTGGTGAGCATGCGCAAGGTGCTGATCGTCGGGGTGGCCTCGGCGCTGTTGCTGGGGTGCGCCGGAACCGCTTACGCGCACGACTACGACCGAGATCGCGATCACTCGGACAACCGGCACTGGGACGACGAGTGGAGCTGGGACGACGGGGACGACCGGTGGGATGGCCGAGATGACAGCTCTGATGGCGATGCTGGCTCTGGCGTAGTCATCGACGGCGAGGCGAGGACCATCTCCGCCGAGCTCACCGGTTACAGCTGGCAGGACAACTCGCCGCCGGGCAGCGCGGAGATCTGCTGCGCGGTGATCCACGACCAGGCCGACGGCCAAGGCACCTTCGCCGATCCGATCACCACGGCGGTCCCCGGGTCCGGCTCGAGCATGGAGACCAAGGCCGGGACCAGGCTTTATATCGAGAAGCTGCGTCGGTACTTCATCGTGGAGGACAGCGGCGCGACCAGCACCGGAAAGACCCGGTTCGACCTCTGGGTGGGCGGTCAGGGCTTCTCCCGCTCCGATTCGGACGCTTGCATGGACGAACTGACCGGGGACGCCACGGTGATCCTCAACCCCGCCGACGGCCTCCCCGTGACCGCTGGCGAGCTGACTACCTCCAACGGCTGCAAGATCTAAAGGAGCTCCCCACGTGACCGTCATTGATACGTTTACCCCCGGTGGCCGGATGCTCGGCCGTAAGCCGAAAGACCTCACCTCGCCCCGGGTCCGGCTGCGTCGCAAGGCCGGCGCCACCGTCTACTACCGCCCGCAGGCCGATTGGGGCTGCGACGCGATGAACACCATGGCGCTGAATGATCGGTTGGGCTGTTGCACGATCAGCGCGAAGGTCCACTTGATCACCAGCCAGCAGTTCTACGGCCAGGGCCGCACCGTCGTGGTGCCGGACGCTGAGGTGCTCAAGGGCTACACGGCGGTGTCCGGCTACGACCCGAAGACCGGCCGCAATGACGTCGGCGCGACCATGCAGGACAGTTTCGACTACTTCCGAAAGACCGGCTTCGTCGCGGGCGGGCAGACCTACAAGATCGAAGCGTTCGCCGAGGTGGCGCACGACGACATCGACCTGATCAAGCTGTGCATCGACAACTTCGGCGGGGTGGACGTCGGAATGTGGTTCCCCGACTACGCCGAGAAGCAGTTCGACGCCGGGCAGGTCTGGGACGTGCCGCGCAACAACCGGTACCAGAACCTCGGCGGTCACGACGTGCCGATTATCGGCTACGGCGCGGACTATTTCGACTGCTGGACCTGGCAGCGCCGGCAGCGGATGACTATCCCGTTCTTCCTGAAGAACATGGACGAGGTGTGGGCCCAGGGTGACCGGGACTGGCAGCGTGCCGATGGCACCGTGCCCAGCGGCCTGGATGCCGACGGGGCGCAGGCCCAGTTCGCTCAAGTAGTCGGTGGCGACGGACCCGGCTGGGACTCCCCCGACGTCCCGCCAGTAGTCATCGACCCGCCGGTAGAGCCACCGGTGCCGGCCGAGGACGCGGACCGCAAGCTGGCCGAAGCGTTCGACAACTTCACCACCGACTTCTCGATGTGGCGCGCCTCCAAGACTCTCTGACCCGCGCCTGGGCGCCGTTGCGGAGGCTGCTGGGCCTTCGTGACGGCTGCCCCGGCTGTCTCCTGCGTCGTGAGGCGCTCAACAAGAAGGGCCGATTG